CAAAGAGCTTGCTCACCACCATTGCTACCTACGGACTAGAGCCTCTGGTGCTCTGAAACGGATTCAGCCATCCTCCCCGCCGACAATCTCACCGAGTTTTTTGTGCAGGCACAAAAAAGCCGATCTAGATGATCGGCTTAAGTGTCTGATTTTAATCAGAAATTATGGTCGGGACGGAGTGATTCGAACACTCGACCCCTAGCACCCCATGCTGGGGACTGTAGCGACCTAAGCAATTGTTTCATAAGGTAAACGTCCCTTTTTCAAGGTAGCAAAACATCCGTTTTTTTGTGCTTATGCAAACGGAAACACGGGGCTTCCAGAGGAGGTTTTGCGCACAACAGGAGCAATACCTACCCTATCCAGATTTACCAAGTGGCGTGGTAAGTTTGCGGTTCACAGAAATCCCAACTCAAGGATCGAACCATGCTGAATGACAAAGTGAAGCTCAACCCTGGGGAAGAGCTAAAACACGAGAGCTCTCGTTCAAAGGGTTTCATGGCGGAGGAAGACATCAATGAATACTCCGTAGTAAACGCTGACGGACAGGTTGTCGGGAAGGTGACGCACACTGATCACACGGCAGTGCGAGGTTTCAGAAGAACTCAGACGGTGCGCCAGACTGACGTTAACGGAAAGATTATTGTCGACGAACACTGGGAAGGCGCATAGCAAGACTTCTATTGCGTGCCGAGCATTGCCTTTTAATCCGGCACGCAAGCCCACCACCATGTCAAGGTGACCCCGAGACCTGCGCAACCTATTGATCTGCATAGGAAATATATAGATTTTCCCCGCGTTAAAAATCGCCACATCACCCTATAAGAATCAAGAACTTAGCGTTGTATATTCCTACAGTGGTAACCCTCCTCCGGCGTCCTGCCGACTTAATCTTCCTATAAAAACCTACAGCTCGTCGCCTCACCCTAGCCCACCCATCAGCCCTCGATTACTGTACATCCAAACAGTACTAGCAAGGCGCACCCGTGGATCCCCTCTATATAGAAGACACCGACGATTGGCTCGGCTGCCCGACGCCGCTCGAAACCTGCCAGCACCAACTCAGGATGTACGAAAGCGAGTTTGAGGAGCTGAACCTTCAATTGCGCAAGCAAAGAGAGCAGATTTTCAATCTGGTTGAGATGCACGCTTCCGCCGCAACGGAGCGGGATTCACTTCGGACACAATTGACGGCCGCGAAAAAAGCGGTTGTCGAAGCAAACCGTCGGGCGACTGGTGCAGAAACCAAGAGCGCTTGGGAGTTGATGGCGAAGACAAAGCACATCAGCGAGCTGACAACCAGGCTCGAAGCCGCTACGGGCATCAGCGTGCGCACGGGCCAGCCATTAGACAGGTAGCTTTGATGGTCAATCCGACATCCAATACATCACCGAAACAACTATTACCACCCAAGCAAGCGTGAGTAGGAACGACAGGCCAGCCAGTTGCTTGTTCATAGACCATTATCAATTTGGTGAATGTGCATGATGCAGCATGACTAATTCACCAGCAATACTAGACCAACGTCATCATCGGGCGAGCTCTCGAATGTACGCCTGACAAGCTTGAAGCGCGATCAATCCTCGGTCGCCTTCGTCGGTGATGGTGATAATTCGTTGAGCATGCGCCGGGTCAAGTCGGGCTCGTACGGCTGCATGATCCACGTCGCTGGCACCGGTGGCGAATGGCACGTTGCAGCTCTTGGCAACGTCGGTAGCATCGAGGAGGACTGACAGGCGCACATCAGCAGTGGCAAGGCGATCGCGCAGGCGATCTTGATCACGTTGGGCATCGCTCATTTTCCTGAAGTGTGTTTGTTCGCTATTCGCCAGCCTTTGCTCGAGCGCGAGACGTTTGTCCTGCTCGACCTGCTGCGCAGCGGCGGCAGCCAGCGTCAGTTGGTTGAGGGTTTCGGCGTGCAGGCGGGCTTGCTCAGCCAACTGATTTCCGTAGCGCCAGTCTTGCAACTGCCAAGTGCTGCCGGCGCTGACCAACACTAGCGCCAGCGCACCGACTGCTCTCCACGGTGCGGCGATCACGGCACATCCTTGAAGAAGACGTGGCCGCCCAGTTTCAGGGTCTGCTTTGCCTTCAGCGACCAGGCCGGCGCCTTGATGCTGGAAGCGTAATAGTGCGTGGCGCCGCCGGTGGGATCCGTTACCTTGCCGTCGATCACTTGGTCAGCAGCGATGCGCGCTTGGGCCAGTTCGCGAAACGGGATCTGCTTCACGCCGATCAGGAACTGATAGTTCGGGTCAGTCTTGTTCCAGCAGCTGAACTGGTACGGTTTCTGGCACACGCCCGCATACCCCTCCCCCCACCACGACTTCTCCTTTCCATCAAACACGCGGTTTCGAACTGTCCAGGCCACGGCGATCTGGCCAGCCAGACTTTCGCCGCGCGCCTCACCCCACAACGTTCGGGCGAGGATGTCGCGATCTTTTTCGGTTGCATTCATCACTTGTCTCCAGGCAAAAAAAACCCGCACGTTGGCGGGTGGTTGTAGTGCTGTGTCATGTCAGATCAAATCGACACCGAGGACTGGGGGTCGGCCACGATAAACGGAATGGCTGGCTCAACCGGCCATACCGGATCGGTGTACCAAGTTGCTTGCACCGTGACCTTACCAAGCAAGAACTTGTAGGTTTTCCACGCTTTCAGGCTTCCCAATAGATCGGTCTGCTCGGCCAAGTCCCCGTCCGTAGCCTCACCGACCTCAATACCGAAGCCAATCGTGTCGATGCGATCCTGAATTCGAATTATTTGTCCCACAGCCTTTACATTGCGGGCAGACAGCTCAGCTTTCGCATCGGCCAATTGAGAAACTTGCGCGGCGGCCTCTTTCATCCCTCGCGTGATGAGTTGCGACCAATCAATGTTCATTGGGAATCTCCATCGAAAGCGTGGGCTCTGGCAAGGGCTGAGGCATCGGAACTTCACCGTCCTGTACGTCCAGCAGCGGCTCGGGGAAAGCTTGCTCCTGACTATAATTCGCAGGAATTGGCAACCTCAAAGTAATCACCAGGCCGCCAGCGGTATGCTCTACGTCAGCGAGGAACCACGGAGACAAAATCGCCCGAGCGGGCAAAACATCGCCCTCACTCATTCTCGAAAAGTCGAAGGCTTCGCCATTAATCGTAAGCGCGGATCCAGATTTGGAGAGGGCTAGCGAATCATCGCTGCGTACCGGGGAAAAAATAATCTTCATAGGAACCACCTTCCAACAGCTAAAACTCTAACGCCCGAGATGTTTTGAGCAGTCGCGCCATTACGAAAAATCCATGTGACCGTAGAGTTGTTTACCGGGGTCAATGAGGTGAAGCCGTAATGGTCATTGCTGGTAGCGGCGGCACCAGAAATCATTGGCGTGAATGTCGAGTTTATGAATGTCGCAGGTAGGGAAATGTTTCCTCCGGTAATACCTCCACCACCTACTGCAACCGTTGACGGTGCGGATTCACAAATCATCAGCCCCCCGGCAAATTTGGTGTAACGACCATTCGCGTTACTTCCGTATTCGATAATCGCGCCCGCTCCACTCATGTCAGACGTGACCGTGCCAAGGATGCTGTTCTGGCGGTAATCCATGCGCCACGGGCCAAACCCGCCGGAACCGTATTGATCCCGCTGGAAGGTTTTCAGCGTTCCGCCACCGGCCACGCCGTCGACAACATGGAAGGTTTGATGAGCGCCCTGATTTCCCTCAGCAGATACCGTATCGAGCAAGCCGAAGGAAAAGCCGGTTGGCTTGGTACCGCCCGTTGCTGAGCTGACAAAACAACGTCCTTTGGGAACAGCTGCCACCGAATCGATGTTTCCCGAGAAGAACCGGGCATCTCCGAGAATGCCGCCAGCACCGACCGGCAGTGCGCCAATGGCAGCCACCACTTCTGCGCCTGTGTTCGCAGCAACCCCCGTACCACCTTTCGAGAGCGGCAGCACGTCGTAGTTACCAGTGGTACCGAGCGCCGCCATTTTGGAGCCGTAACTGTTTACCCAGCTGCGCACCTGATCGGCCAGCCCCTTCTGGTAACCCTGAATAGGCGTTATAGCGTAACCAGCACCGGAGACAGTCGGGCCGATATAGGGTGGGATGATTGAGATGACCGTGTCGCTTGCAACGTTTCCGAGTTCGTACTGACGCCCGTCCGGCCCGATAAACGCATCACCGATGCGCGTGTTCGCGGCGAATGCAGTATTTACACCCGTCACGACATTCGAATTTTGGGCGACAGAAATCGTGCCCTGTCTATGCCATGGCATTATTTTCTCCCATTAGTTATCAAGCTGATATTTTTGCGAAAACCGCAGGCAACGAAAACGCGTATGGATTATTTAGAGCGCGGGTGGTGAACCAGAGCTGGGATAGCGAAAAGTCATAAACAATACCACCAATACGCCCTATGTTATCGCCGGACAATAACCGCATACCTCCACTATTTACTAATAGGTACTCATCAACAGAAGAACTGAAAGGAGATGAATACCAGTTCGTGACGAACCCCTGAGCATCTGTAGTTGATCTTACATAAGTCCAGTTTTGATAGAACCGTGTAAATATTGCGGAGGGCATTCCGCTGTCAAAGATCAATTTGCTCGTGCCATCCCAGAGCCTCAGACCGAAACTGGCCGTGGGCGAAGGGGAAAAGCTCCCGATGAAGTATTTCCCAGCCGGGTTATAGTTCGTAGGCCCAATTATATTCATCCCCGTCCAGTTTCCCGGCGTGCCCAAAAGACCGCAGCCTATATTGACAAGCGCCCCATTATTATCTGGACGAAGGAACATAAGCGGTGGCTCTTGAGTTGTTATCGCGGGACTAAACGTTACACGGGCCACTCCTGAAACACCCCCATATCTGCCAGACTGCATAACACATAGTCGGGAAAACTCAGAGTCAATTGAAACTATACCGGCATCGTTGACAGCGGAAAATCCAAAGCCTGCCATTAATACCACCTCATCACTACGAGCCTCATTGTGCTATTAGAAACCATCGAAGCTGCATATCCGTTTATGAAGTTTCTAACGTATATAACACCGTCTGAAACTTCTGTTTCGAGTTGGCGATCAGAATCTGCTGAAGGGCCAATTGGGAGTACCACAGCCGTTGTGTTGCCTGGATTACAACCAGGCAACAAAAATTGCTGAGTTGATTTTCCTTGCCCTGCAAAAGACACAACGGCCGACAGCACTATTCGCCAAGTGGCTGTGTCAGTGTTGAACTGTAAAACGCCATCAGCACCCCACATCCGTACGCCGTAACTCATGCGTCCAAGTCCCCCAATTGAACCCGTTTGACGCCGTTCTGGTCGTAGACCTTGATGGCGCGGTTGGTCATGGTCAGCCTGCCACCTCCCGGCGCCGGGCCGTTAAACTCCAGGTTTCCTGCCTTATCCAATCGCCACCCCTGAGAACCTGCAACGTAATTATCAGATTGCAGGTACTGACCGATTTTCAGCATCGTGATACTGCCGTCCTGGATGAACGCAGAGTTCATGAACACCTGGCCGCCTTGTACCGCGAACGGAACCGAGATGGCTCCGCCGGCAATGGTGTTCACGATGGCGAAACGATCCGCGCTGACCAAGAATTGGCTTTGCAGCCCAGCACCGGTATTTTCGATGCCAAGCCCAATACCCGCCGCGACGTACTGACCACCAGCGGTGACCTGCATCTTCACCGACCACATGGTCGACAGTTTTCCATCCGAGGACGCCTGCGCTTGACTTACCGTCTGCACCGCGGCCGACGCGTTATCGGCAGTGGCCTGTGCGGTGTCTATCCGAGTTGAAAGCGCGCCGTCCGCATTGGATCGGACTGTCGACTCGGACTGAATCGCAGCCTGATTACTGCCAACCGAAGCGGTCAATGTCGCAATCTGCTGCGCGGTCGACTCCTGGTTGGTCGCTACAGTCGTTTCAACAATGGCAATCTTCGATTCATTATTTCCAACCCGCGAATCCATCGTTGTGATGCGCTGAGTCTGCGCAAAGTCCCGCTCAGCCGTCGTCTTCACTTCTTGTGCAAAGCTGGCAGTCGAGTCCCAGCCTTTTAACGCATCGGCCAGCTCCCCTTCCCCATCGTCATCACGGGACGAGGCTTTCAGCGCTTGAAGCTGAGTTGCAGTCGCTGTGGTTTTCCCGTCGATGGTGACAATGTCGGCGGTGTTTTTGGTGATCTGCGCGGCCAAAGCATTTGCCGTTCTGATCGACTGACCGCTGTTAACCCAGTAGGTCGGATTCGGCGGAGCATTTGAACCGTTGGCTGCCGCAGGCACATCAGCAATCGCTGTCCAAAGGTTATCCCCTACCCGCACGGTGTTGTCCCTGACATATGCATCTGTAGGAACATAAGCCAGAGCGTCCACCAAGTTGTCTATTTCGACCTGGAGTTCACCTATGCGCTGATTTACAGAGCCGGGCCCATCACCGTCGATCAAGTCAATGCGATCACTCAGGTGCTGACCAAGTTCGGTCTCGGTGATCTGCTCTTTGATGAGTTCGAGGATCGGCCCAGCCTCGGAACTCCCTTGCCCCATCACACCGTTGCCAGTGGGAAACCATGGCCCAACATTCCCGGTGCGATCGACCAGTCTCGCCCAGAAGAAAAACGTCGCCCCCGCCAGCAGACTCTGCATGCTGTAGTCGCTCTGCGGGTAAGCCAGGTCAGCCAGCTTGGTGGCGTTGTCCCGAGACGGCGACGGTGCGTACCAAATTTCGGTACGTTGCGTGTCTTCAGCGCCAGCGGGAAATCCCCATTTGAGACCAATACCAAACAGCAATGACTCAGTCGTTAAATGGGTGACGGCCGGCGGGAGACCAGTTTTGCCCTTTAGCTCTGTCAGCAAAGAATTGGTGGGAATCGATGAGACATTCATGGCGCTGACCGCGCGAACACGGGCGAGATACTGACCCGAGTAGATTCCTCGCACGTCCGCCACCAGCTCACCTGTGCGCGGAATCTTGATCCACTCACGGGCGCCCCAGCGCCATTCGACGTCATACGCCACAGCGTTTGGTGCAGCATCCCAAGCAATCGACATAACGGTGATTGCGATACCCTGCTCAACCACCACGTTCTGGCTAATCAAGACTCGTGCCGGTGCGTCCTGGCTGCCGATGGGGATACCGGTAATTGGTCGCGTGTCCACGACCGCGCCATTATCGATCGCACCAAACTTGCTAGGGTCGTGCTGGATTACCTCAAGCTGGTACTGGTGCCACTCTGGCCGGGTTACGTTTCGGACATAAAACTGCATCAGTTTCAGGTCTTCGTAGTCAAGGATCCAACCGCACTCAGCCTGCGGCATCTCGCTAAAGTCCGCCATCAAGGTGACCTTGCGACCGGTAACCGACTTCACCACACGCCCCTCTGATTTGCCGCTGGGCAGGTTGACCATCAGTCGAGCGCCAACCGGTACAACGGTGTCACGATCAAGCGTCACCACGCGGCCAGCCGCCGCAGCGATCCGACCACCGTTGTTCCGACCAACCAGCATAGGGTCGGCCACAGCAATGACCTGGCCAGGCTTGGGAATGTCGCCATCCAAGCCAACACGAAACACTCCACCCTGGGTCTGCAACTTCTCCGTTAGCGCAGCCCACTGCCCAGCGCGCTGCGCCTGGCCAAGGGATGTGCATCCAATCGCACCAATGGTGGTATCGCGGACGATACCGCCCAATTCAACCATGGCTTCATCGTCGAACACTGGCTCTTTGTCGGTTTCGAAATCCTGATCCGGGTTATCCCAAGACACCATGTAAAGCGTGTGACGGTCACGCGCCCGGGTGCCTTCGTACTTGATGGCTCCGTTGTTCAGGATCTGCGTTTGGTTGTAGGTGTACACCGGGTCGCCCGGCATATCAGCATTGACCACAATCTGGCTGCCGTCCCAGTAGGCCAAGCCGTGGAAGATCGAGGCCAAGTCTTGAAGCACAGCATAGGCTTCAGCTTGTTTCTGGAAATACAGGTTGCAGGTGAAGCGCGGTTCCTGACCGCCCTTACCGTCCGGCACCATCTGATCGCAATACTGAGCAATGCGATAGAGCGACCACCGATCAACCATTGTCGCGTCGATACGATCGCCAAGGCCGTAGTATGGGTGCAGCACCAAGTCGTAAAAGATCCATGCCGGATTGTTGGTGTAAGCCTCTTTAAAGGTGCCGTCCCAGATGCCGTTGCTTGTGCCGGTGCCGGACGTTGTATAGGTGCGCGTCTCAGGGTTGTAGTTGGTCGGTACGCGGATGATGCGGCCGCGCATCAGCACCGCAATCTTTGCAATATCGCCACCGAATGTCTGGGCGTCGTACTCGAGACAGCTGACAGCGGTGAGCGGGTACTCTTGATCGCTGTCGACTACTTCGGCGACGGCCTTGACGATCATCTGGTCAACGACCAGGTCTGAGTTTGCATTAGGGGTCAAGCGGCGGATGCGAATAGTCCAACGGTTGCCGGCGGGTAATTCAATACGATGCGCTCGCTCATACTCCGTGATGTTCTTGCGATCAACGGACGACACCAGCACCTCGAGATAGGGGCCGTTGTCGGTGGAGACGTCTATGGCGTAATCGATGCGCACGCCGTTGATGTTGCCGGAGGCATCCTGGCTACGAAGGGTTGGCCAGCTCAGGCGGACGCGGAAAGCATCGATCATTGAGTTGGTGATGGTGTGCAACCAAGGGGTGCCGTAGACAAGCTCTTTCTTGACGTCGATCTCATTACTAGACTCTTGAATCCCTTCAAGGCGCGTCTGATTCAGCTCACCAGAACGGAACTGCCACTTCACGGTTGGATAATTGATGGTGCCGTCTGGAGCCTTGACGGGAGTTCCGTTGAGCTTGACCGAACGCAAGTCATCGACCGGCCCAACGATAGGGCCCCAGCTCCACAGATAGGTGATACGCGCGGTAGAAATGGACGGCACACTATTGGAGGCGATGCTCGGTTGCTTCTGCTTGGACTGCCCACCTTTGCTGCCAGCTACGGCCCGACGCTTACGAGGTGCTGCGCGGCGTGATTTCTTTTCTACTGCGCTCATGCGCCCTCCAAAATGCAAAAACCCGCCGAAGCGGGTTGGTCGTGTTGGCTGAATCAGATGTTGTCTTGGGTGTAAATCCCGCCAGACTCGACGGCGCCGCCGATCTCGCGCTCGCCATACAGCAGTGGATAGGGATTGCCTTGGGCGATAGTCGTGACCGCTCCACCGAAGCCGTAGCTTGGGTTGTTGCCATCGTCGTTTTTGCCTTCGGCGCTGGCCTTGGTAGTCGGCGAAAGCATTTGCACAACACCGCCTAAACCAACAGCGGCGCCGGCAGCAAGCAGACCCATACCCAAGGTCGACGTGGTACCGCCAGTGAACAGGCCGGCCACGATCAGCACCACGCCCAGCAATGTCTGAAACATGCCGGCCTGCTTACTACCCTGGATAATCGGTTGAATACGGATATCCCCTTCGCCGCGGCCCACCAGGTCAAGCTCTTGCTCGCCAAGGTTGCGCTCGTCGACGAACACAGCGAACACCAGGCCGCGCTCTTCGGCGCTACGCAGGTATTTCTCGAAGCCCGGTTTCATCATGCAAAGCGCGGCCATGGCATCGCGAAAGCTATAGACGTCCAAGGTGAACTGCTTGCCGAACTTTTTACCCAGCACACCGCCGAGCTTGATGGTGCGCATTGTCATGGTCGGTAGTCCTTGTGTCGCAGGATCAGCTTTACCCGATTGGCCATTGACCAGCCGTAGATTTCACGGGCTGCTAGCCGACCGGGCATGTGGTGATAAATGAAGGGGCCAGAGCCGCCCAGTTTCGGCGCCGGCTCGCTGATCAGTGCAGGCTCGTCGCCCAAGTAAATAACGGCATGATTGGGGAAATAACACTCCCGCCCCGGAGTTGGTATTTGTAGCACCAGCATGTCGCCGCGCCGCGCTTCGTTGACCCGATAGAATCCAGTGGCCTCGAAATTGTCCTCATAGAGGCTTGGGCCGTCCTTCTGCTCCCACCACAGGTCGGCCCGCTCGAAGTTCGGTAGCTGCAGGCGAGCCTCCCGCGCGTACCAGTCGCGACATGCTGCCCAGCAATCAAGCAGGCCATGGGAGAAGTCCCGGCCCAGCAGTGGTGCTTGGAAACCCGACGGGGCGAACCATTCGAGCTCACCCCCGGGCCAGCCAACAATGCCCCAAGGCAGCTCATGCAGCTCGCAGCTAACGCGATCGGCCATGCTCGGTGTCGGCGCCTTGTCGGGGTGGCTGTGAATAATCGCCAGCACCGCGCCTCGATCTTCAGCGGCAGCCATGTCCTTGTGATCGATCTGGAAGTGATCACGCGGCGTGATGGCCAGGTTGCCGCAGGGTACATACTCACGGCCGACAGCGGACTTGATCAGCACGCCACAGGCTTCGGCCGGGTAAGCCTGTTCGGCGTGCGCGCGGATCTCGTTCTGCAATTTTTGATTGATGCGCATCGCTACCTCGAACTGGCTATCAGGCTCGCGCCCATGGATCCGCCAAACCGGCGGGTATTCCCCCGCAGCTTGCAGCTGCTCCACCAACCGCCGCAGCGATCAAGCGCAGGGTTATCCGTGGGCATATTCTTCTTGTCGAACATCGCAGTGCCGGTATAGGCGCAGGCCTCCTGCCGGTACCCGCCGCGACAGGCCCAGCGGCACAACTTGGTGATCTGCTGCGACGGCAGCATCTGCCCTTCCATGTCCGTTGGACTCGACAGCGAGAACGTGACGGAGATGCTCGGTAACGCCTCGGTCTTCTGTTCGATAAACCAGAGGTTGGTTTTTGATTGGTCGCTGGCTTCCGGGTTGCCATCGGGAAAATTCGCGGCGTCCAGAAAGTGGCGGAAGGTCTCGATCACCTTGACCCTAGCCCCGGCCAGGTCGCGAAACTGGAAGCACAGAGCGGTGATCGCCCCGCGCACGCCGCCGAGCTCATCGTCCACCTGCAGCGTGGGTGCGGCTGGGCGCCCATCCCCGCGAATGTCGAAGCCTTTTGCCTCAATCTGGAGCGGCGAATAAAGCTGCCCCTGCCAAATGATGTCGCCCTCTTGGGCATGACCATGGAAACGCCAGAGCAATCCACCCAAGCGCGTAGCGTCCAGCTCGTACAGCCTGATCTGATTGCCCGGCTCAAGCTTTTGGATATCGGTGTTGTAATTCATAGGGCCCCGGAAACAAGAAACCCCGCACTTGGCGGGGTCTGGCAAGGGTTAGGTTCGAGGGTTGAAAACTTGTTTTGCGGTGAATGTGACGGTGTAGATGTTCATGCCGAGGGCTTTTTTCTTGTAGCCGTTTGTGCGGTACCACCCTTCGGGCTCCCCGGGCGGCGCGTAACGGAAGGCTTTGTAGCCTTCGTGCCGATCAAGGAATTTCAGCAGTTCAGGTAGTTCTTCACCCGGCAGATTTTCTCCCGTATGTGTCAGGTTCCAGACTTGGCTTTTGGTGTTGATCCCAATTCCACCAGCCTGAACCATACCGTCACCGAATTCATTCTCCCAAGTACGCTGGCTGATATCGCCGTCAGCGCCCACCTCAACATCAAAAGTAAATGTCTCGGCCATCATCGCCTCCACAGCCGGCCGCCCTGTCGCATCTCTGTGTCCAGAAATTTGCCGAACTGCGTTTCCAGACCGGCAGACATCGCCTGCCCTTGACGCGCCGCTTCCTGATCACTCATGCCGGGTTGTGCCTGTACATTGATTGGCGCATTGAACACGATCTGTGTAGGGCCGCTTGGTGCTGCTTCGATACCGGTTCCAACCATTGACGCGCGCCCGTTGCCAATCGACTCCAAGCTGCCGACGCCGATCTGGGCCTGCGGCTGTGTGCCGCCCAGGCCGTTGTCGATCCGAGAAAGCATGGCATCCAGCTTCGCGCTGGTTTGAGCAGTGGTGACCCGCTCGCCCTTTTGCAGAAACCAGCTGCCATCTTCTGGTACAGAGTCGATACCGTCATGAGCCATACCCGCCAGTGCGGTCATTCCAACAGCTGAAGCCAGCGGGCCAGTTACAGCCATGGCGGTAGCCATAGCAGCCGGTGCTGCGGCTGGGCCGATGATCGGAATCGCTGCCGTGGATGCATAGGCATTGAGTCCCGCAGTCAGCGACATTGCTGAGGCGTTCGCACCCAATGCACCGGCGGCGCTCGCCTGAGTGGTTTTGCCCACCAGCATCTGAACGCCTTGGTAAATCAACCACTGCGCCGCCATATCACCCAGCGCCTTGAGCATCGACTTGGCGAAGTTGCCGAGCATGTCGCCCATGGCGTCACCGGCATCTTCGGCGCCGCTGGCCACGTCCGAGAAGAATGTGCCCAACCCGCCGGTGGCCTCGCTTAGCGCGGTATTGGTGATATCCATGGCCTGTGCCGAATAATCCCGCGCGGCATCCGCATAGTTGGCCCACGCCTCGTTGACGCCGTTCATCCAGTTGGTTTGCTGCTCATCAGTCGCAGCGTAGAAGTTCTCCTGTGCCAACAGCCGCTTATTCAGCTCGTCCTGTAATACCTGAGTCTGTTTGGCATAGAGTTCGGGTGTGAGCTGGTCTGTGTTGAGCTGCTCGTTGAGGGCTGTGACATCGGCGGCGTACTTCTGCCGCATCGCGAGATCTGCGCGCATTCGATCGCGAGTCTTGTCGCCCATACCGACGCCAGCCAACTCTTGGTCGAAGCCGTCCTTCGTTGTCTGGGTTGTCAGTGCTTGGGCATTCTTGAACGCCGTCAGCTTTAGGTCGTCCTCATTGGCCTTCTTCAGCTTGTTCAGGGCGTCGAGCTCGGCGGCCATCCCGAGGAGCTTTTTCTTCTGCGCCTCACTCAGCTTCCCGAGTTTCCCTTCCTGGAGCTCGAATGACAGCTTCTGAACCTCGGTGGCATCTCTCTGCTTGTCACCGGTGGTGTTGATCAGCTCGATCTGGCGCTTGTATCCCTCCTCAGTAGACTCGAAGTCTTTGAGCTGTTTCTTCGCAGCTGACTCTGACTCGCTAGCGTTCTTCTTGGCAGCCTTAGTTGCAGCATCATCAGCAGCTTTCTGCGCATCTTTGGCCGAGGCCGCCGAGCGGATCGCGACGATCATTCCCTCGGTAAGATCTGTATTCTCTGCAATAAACCGATTGGCAGCTTCGAGAGCAGTTTTATCTTGGGCGGCGCCGAGTTGCTTTTGCAGTTGCTCAAGATATTTCTGTCCGACCTGATCGGCTGCCGCAACAGCAGCATTATTCTTTCCGCGAGCTGCGGTATTGGCGTCAGTCTCGCCGGTCAGTTCCGCCAAAGTTTGCCGCTGTTTATCGAGGATCCCCGTTAGATCAGAAACCTTGATCTGCCCGGTTTCAATGGACTGAGCCATTTCTTCGGTCACACCAGGAATCTGCCTAACCTGGTCAGCTACCGCTTTCCAATCTACTGCCTGACCCTTAGATGAGTCAGAAACGGCCTTGTTGACGATATCCATCGCGGACTGGAATTCAGCAGGAAGCGGAGCAATACCCCCCATAAAACCGGAGGCGCCTGCCAAACCCGCATTCGTTAAGCTGGCTTGAAACTCGAATGCGATAGAGCCGGCTGCGGCTGAAAGATCTTTTTCTGTATCAGAGATCGAGGCCCGCAGCTCGCGTAAGGTGACTGATTGAGTCGCTCGATTGAGCTTGTTGAAACGTTCGGTGAGCTTGTCGAGAGGATCATTGAGATCACCCAGCTTTTCTTCAAGCACGCTAGTGTTGTCGTGAAGCGTAAGAAACGCGGCAGCCGCGCCTATCGCCAAGGCCGCTACACCCATCGGCCCACCCAGCATTCCCACCAGGCCAACACCAGCGCGACTCACGCCGACCTGAGCGGCTGCGACGGCGTTAGTTGCGCGAGTCTCAATCAGGCGGGCCTCAGCAAGCTGCAGCGACATCTGGGTCTGAACGGCAGTGCCGCGCGCGGCGATAGCTTCTTTCTCAGCAAGGAATACCGAGGTCTGAGCTTTCTGTTGTTCGGCCTGCGCCACGAGCAAAACTGCTGATGCTTGGGCTTTCCTTGCTGCTACGTCTTTGAAGGCCGAGTACGTAGCAGTCGCTGCAGACGTCGCCGCAAGCGCGCCGTACCGAGCAAGCGCAGCGACAGCGGCCATGATCGCAACATCGGCAATCGTCTCAAAGTTGTCACCGACTAAACTAATGGCCTTACCTAGAGTGCCGGTGAAATCAGTCGCTTCGTTCAAACGCCCTACGTAAACGCCGAATGAGTTAGACAGGTTTTGCACTGCATCCCTTACCGCGATGCTCATCCCGTCAGCCAGCTCACCGTTCGCTTTTGAGGCTTTCTGCAAGCCCTCCGTCAGGGTGTCCAAGCCTAGTTTGCCTTGAGCGCCGAGGCTGCGAATCTCTTCCGAAGATTTGGCCGTAGATTTGGCAAGGGTATCAACAACTGTCGGCATAGCGGCGAGAATAGATTGCCAGCCATCAGCCTCCACCTTTCCAGTCTGAAGGGCCTTCGAGTAGGCATCGATAGCGGAACTAGCTTTATCTGCCGAAGCGGAGTTGGTGACCAGAAGGAAGCTGAAACTATCCATCACATCCAGCGCTTGGCTGGTGTTGTATCCCATCGACTTGAGGCTGTCGGATGTGCGGATATAAAGCTCTTGCGCTTCGGCCAGTGGGCGGTATGTCCGCTTTGCGGTATCGAGCAAGCGCTGCTGCACCAGATCGTATTCGCCCACGCTAACGGTCGCCATGCCGATACGATCTGACATCTGGCCGTATGAGTCGGCCGCTTCAATAATCTTGCCAATACCGGCTGCGCCAATAGCGGCTGCCAGCGCGCCCTTGATCAGGCCAGAAGCATGTTGTGCACGCTCGCCCACACGATCAAACGCCGAATCTACACGTTCAAGGCTTTTATCAATACGTCCGGAGGTTTGCGCAACACTGGAGTCTGCACGCGCCATCTCTTGACGCAACTGGGCAGTGGTCGCCTCAATGCGGACGAGCATCCCCTGTACGTCGGTGTCGGCCATGCTTTTCTCCGGGCATAAAAAAACCCGCCGAAGCGGGTGGTGAAGTTGAAAATATCAGAGACAAAACTTCGTCCAAGCTTGCTCAAATTCGCTTGGAGTCATGCGATCGTCTTTCTCGAAAACGACCAACTCTTTGCTTGGTGCGATAAACCTCTTGAAACCCACGTATCCGCCAAACGAGTTTTTGGAATTCACCTCGCCGCAAAACCCGCGCTGATTACGAAATTCCGCGCTGCGTGGATCTTTCAAAACTGCGGTTACAGACTCTTTGGCCACGCGCTGAAATCTAATTTCCTTCATTTCGGCGGCATTCTTTGCCTTGTCTGCTTCCGACTGCCCGCACGCTGCCAGCATTAAAAATAACGGAAGTATCACTCTCAGTTTTTGCATTAATCAATCCCTCGTCCTTTGTCGGCGAAGACTATCAAAATGCTACGCTGACCGCTTCCCGGTAAGCGCCTCCCTCAGTTTGTCAGCCACAGTAGAAGGCGACGGCTTACCCTCCTTGGGTTTCGTCTTGCCGCCGCCGAAAGGGTTGGTCATCTGCGCCCACTCGATCTTGGCGTCCATGGCCAGAAAAAGCTCAGGCATAGGCGTGTGCCAAGCGGTAGCGGGAGACCAACCCAACCAGCCTGTAGCTACCGCGTAGAGCCGGTCGACATAGCTGCCGTTCTCGACAGCACTCACGCCGCCGGCTTTTCCTTTCCCGCGTCGGGGCCCTTCGGGTTGTACAGAGCCACCAGGTAGGCGTTCAACTGCACCGACACTTCCAGCACGCCGGTCTGCCACACCTGCTCGGCGACCGCCTCGGCTGCCTTGCCCTTCAAGCCAGCGCCGCCGGCGATGATCACCGCGCAGCCGTCGACGCTCAGTGCGTTGATTGCCTGGGACGCGCCGCGCAGTCCGCCGAAGTGCGCCTCGATCGCGCGAACGGCCTCGAGCGTGGGTTTCAGTGTGTAGGTCTCACCATCCAGCACAACGTCGACGGTACCGTAGAGGGTTTTGCTCATGCGTCAGATCCTTGTGAAGCGGGGCCGAAGCCCCTCAGGTTACGGCGCAACGGCGACCGGGAGGATTTCGAGGATGTCGGAGTTGATGCCGATCGTGACGTTGCGGCGAACCACGTTGTCAGCGGCGCCAGCAGCGACGGTGTTGTTCATAACCTTGCCGCGCAGGTAGAACGTGGTCGGCAACAGCGCAGGAGTCGCTTCCGGGTCGCCGTCGTTCAGGGTGATCTTGATGTTGTAGTCGCCCTTGCTGCGATCCTTGTGAGCGATTTTCAGCTTCGCTTGACCCAAGTCGCCGTTGTCGAGGCCGATAGCCAGAGTAAGGTCACCGGCGTCGGCGGTGCCCTTGTACTTGCGCACGCGGCCATCACGCAGCGAGGTGAAGGTCACAGAGCTGAACGTGTCACCGAACTCACCCAGGTCTTCCACCTCGCCGATATCGACGTAGGTGTCAGCCTTATAAAGCGCTTCAGTGTCTGCGCCGTTCTTGCTACCGATGCCGATTCGGCAGCCGGCGGCGGTGTTGAGGTTGTCATCGGCCATGGGGGTTCCTCCAAAGGCACATTGGATAAAGCCGCGATGCGGCCGGTGGGTGGACTTAGTGAGTGGTGATAACGCGAACCGTCATCGATCCTTGATACGTGACGCCGTCAGCATCGCGCTGGGCGTCAGCTTGTTCGACTCTGACCGATACTGCCCGGCCTACTGCCAGCGGCAAGCGGCGCTCATCCAGCGCGGCAATGACCTCGCCGAGAATGCGCTTTACTTCCGCTTGCCCGTGCGCGTCAGACCAGACCGAAAGATAGATCAGCCGCTGTTGACGCTTTTTGCCCGCAATGGGCGAAATGTTGGTAGAGATCTCCCGGTCAAACGAGACGTACGGCATGTCCGAATCCATCGGCGCGCCGTCGTAAACTGGACAAGACACCTCGGCCTCCAGCCTTGCGAACATCGCCTCCTGCAGTGCAACAGATGGATCAGGCATTGGAAGATCCCTCGCTGGCTTTGCGTAACGTTCTGGCAACCGCTTCGCGAATGTTCGCCAGCACGAACTCTCGATTCACATCCTTCGCCGGTCGAAGCCAAGGATGCGCTGGTCGGGCCGGGATGTCCGGATACTTGCCGTAGAAAGTGGAACCGTCGGATTTGTTCTTCGTGTCCCGCGCTCGCAGCGCGTTTCGGCGCCCGGACAACTTCGACTTGTCGCGATTGTTGGTGTGCTCACCCCCTACCGCGTTTTTGTCAGCCCTTCGGTAAAGCGTGCCGCTGTAGCCCTTCGTCCCGTATTCGAGGAAGCGCAGGTAGAAAAAACGCTGAGTGTCGCGCTTACCTCGAATACCGATTTCGGCATTGAGACCACTCTTCGAAACGAACACCTTCAACGCGGCAGACGCGGCGCCAGTGTCCTTGGGGATCAGTTGCCTCATTGTGGCCAGGATCTGATCAGCGCTTTCTTTCATAACGCCTACCAGCTCGTTGTCCATCGTCGCGTGAATGTTGCGCAGTGTCCGTCGCAATTTGAAGTCGCCGGACATCCGCGACCGGCGAGCAGCCATGACCTACTCCTTGGCCTTCTGAGCCTTGTCAGGTGCAGACGCAACTTCTGCAGCTGGTGTTACCAGGCCGCGCTGGACAAGATCGGCGCCGAGCTTCGCGTCAACTTCAAACACTTCACCCTTATCGCGATCGCCAGTGGCGCCAGACAGGGTGCCCAAAGCAATAACTTTCATGATTCACCTCTACGGATTGGGTACGTTCGAACACAGCAGCCGGAGCATCGTGTTCTCGTTGTCGATCAGCGCGGCGCCGATCAAGTAGGTGATGGTGATGCCTTTCGCTGTGTGCACAAGTCGATTGCCCGCGACAGCGTCAGCGCGAGGACGGATACGGATCTCGGCGGTCACCACGACTTTCAGCTGTTCCGCAACGGGCGATACGCGCCCCGTCGGCAGCGTGATTTCACACCACGGTTTGCCGATTTCAGCCCACGTGGTATCGAAGCCACCAGTTTTGTTTTTGGTCAGCACCGGCTTGAACATCGTGCACCGGTGGCGCATTGGGCCTGCTCGCATCAGAATCGCTTCCTTGGCCAAAGAAGTCGGTCAACGGCGAGCGGTATCGCCGTTGAAATTGTCCCGATAACTACCGCTTCGCGGTTTGCGTACCAGTGCCCAACGATCAGAAGCACTGCCTGCTCAACGTCAGGGGTGAACCCCATCTGCTCCGGCCCAATAGGAGCCGTATCGACCAGCTCTCGGTCGCAATGCATGGCAACGTGCGACTTGGCCGCTTCGAGGTAGCCGGCAATGAGCGTGTCCTCCTCGTCGCCATCCACCCGCAGGTGGAGCTTCACACGCGCCTGGTCGATCATTTAGGTCGCCTTCCCTTTCTTAATCGCAACCGGTTTTTCGTTCGGAGCTTCGAGCGTTTCGACCTCTTCAGCCAAATCCATACTGATCAACGCCTCAGCGATCTCATCGGTCACCGGGCGTTCTTCGAACTGGTCGAAGTGCCCAGCGTGATAGTGGGAAAATTGGCGCAGTGCGCGAATAGTCTTCATGCCGTTACCGGGGCAGTTGCCTGCCCCGCACCTGTAGTTATTCAGCCGGGGTGAAAGTGCCTTTGATGATTGCGGTCGGACGGTAGTGGGTCACCGCCAGGCGCTCTTCACAGAGGATTGTCAGCATGTTCTTCACGAAGTTGTCGCGATCCTGGTTGCTGATCTCGATGGTCGCGTCCATGCGATCCCAGATCTGCGAGGCCAGATCGAAGCCGCCAACAGTGAAGGTGCCCTGCGCCTGTGCCTTGGTTGCTACCACCGGCAGCCCCCACATGACTTTGGCCGCAAATGCCGCCGGCCCGCCAAAAATGTATCGACCGTCGGCGTCTTTAAGCAACGCAATGGCATGCCAGTCGCGCGGGTTAAGGATCAGGCCGGAAGCCTCGAACTCCGACTCGCTTGTCTGGAAGATGGCGTGAGCGATCTGGTCAGCACGGGTATCACCCGTGGCATTGAGTGCAACGTCGTAGGCACTGGCAACCTTGTTCAAACCGATCAGGTTGTCACCAGTACCGTCGCCGTTGAGTAGCTGACCCTCTTCAACAAGGTCTAGGCCAAAGAGCAAGCGGCCGTTCACGTAGGATTCCAGCATCGGGGCATCATCCATGATCTGGCGCGATGCCTGAATCCAGTGAGCGATGGTTTTGACGTTGGCGGTTTCCTTGGTGAAAGTCAGTTGCGACTCAGGCTTGAGCGCGCCCTCTGCCACCGGCGCAGCACTGTTGGTGAATACGTTCTCACGCACGTACTCAATAGCGTTCGAAGTGGTTCGACCTTGCGCCAGCAGGTCACGGATAGTCAGTCGGCGTAGTCCTGGCATCAGGATGCCGGCGTTCTGTTGCGGCTGCACCAGCGCGCCAGCAGAGCCCGCACCGGCGCCAAGGGCCTTGCTGAAGCTCTTCACGTCGACTTTGCCCGAGGTGGAACCGTTCCAACCTTTTTTCAGATCTTCGGCGGCGCGCTCGGCAAACGACTTCTTGGTTTCCGGGTTGTCCAGGGCACCGCCGGCAAGCTTCGATTCAAGGTCGAACAGGCGGGTACCGGCGGTTTTCAGTTCATCCTGAACAGTTTGCAGGTCGCCCTGCAGCTTCTTGCTGATCTCGCCGGTAGCGGAGATCTCTTTCTTTTGCTCATCGAACAGCGCAGTCATGTTGGTTTGCGCGGTTTCGATTGCCTTTTGGATTTGGGCCAATTCGGACATGGTTCAATTTCCTACAGATGGGAAGGACTTGATGCGCTCCAGGAGCGCGGTGATTTCGCCACCTTCGGAATCACTCCGAATTGCGGACTTGAACCGGGCAATAAAGCCCAGCGCTTGCGACTTCGACAAACCAGCCGAATCCCTCAACCAGTGTTCTACGTCGCGAATAGTGGTTATCGACTCCATGCTTTTCATGGAATCAATGGTTGCTTGTTCGTTGGCGGGAAAGGTGCAGATGCTTATCTCGCGCAGCGCTTGCACGTTCTTGAAGGCGCGGCCGGTATCGATGATGGTGTAGTCGTCCTTCATGACCGTAAAGCCTACCGACATGCCTTCAACAGTCTTGTGCTCCATGGCGGCGCGCAGGTCGTTGGAAGCGGACATACCGGGAGTAAGCTCACCGATGACGATCAGCCCCTTACTGTCTTCTTCCAGGTTCTGCCACTTGCCTACGGGCATCTCCCACGTTTGATGGTTGAAGAACATCCCGACCTTTCGGCTTTGGCCGATTAGGGCCTTCTTGTAAGCGCCCGGAAGAATGATGTCGCCATCCGAATCTACGACATCAAAGACGCTGGCGTACCCCTCGAAAACCCCAGCTTTGCCGTCCGAGGAGAATTTGATTTCGGTGTCGGTAAACGCCAGGGTCTTTTGAATATTTGACATTGGGTAGCTCCAGAAAAACTAAACCCCGCTAGGGGCGGGGTTCGTTTTGCCAAGTTGATCGAGCGGCACGTTCTGCGCCTGTCGCGTGGCGACATCACCACCAGGAAGCGGCGGTCGATTGTCGATGCGCCTTCCTTCGTTAACGGTCAGAAGGCCCGTATCGACTTTGGTTTTCATAAAGTTTGCTCGAGCAGTGGAGTCGCCGCTCAACAATGCATCACGATTGTGCTCGGCGTGAATGCGCCCCAAGTCGGCAGGCTTTATAAGCCAACGCAGAATGCAGCCCTCCCATATCTCAAGGTATGGATCAAGGCCGTACTGAAGAAATCCTAAATTTTGTTGTTCAATACCCGAGCCCCAGCTTGTGGACTTTTCTACATCGCCCACCAGATGCGGCGGAACACCGAAGAAGCGAGCCAGCTCGCTCACCTGAAACTTTCGAGCAGCCATCGTCTCAGCGTCCTGCGGGCTCACGCCGATAGCCTGCGTAGTAAAACCACCCTCCAATATCCACAGCCGCTTCTTTACTGGGCCGCCGGAGATTTCCTTGAAATTTGACTCTACTTGGTTGCGCTGATCTGTCGTGAGTAGCTTTCCTTCACCCGTCATAAGCAACTGGGGGGATTTCGCACCGTTCGCGTAGAAGTCGCGCTGCTGATCCTCCATCGCAACAGCAACGCCCGCCGTCTTGGCAGCAAACGCGATCGGGGAAAGACCGACCAGTCCGTTGAACCCGAAACCCTTCAGGTGGAAAATATCGCTCTGCTTGAAATCGGCGTACTCCGTGTCACGTCGATACCGGTAAATGATCCGCCTGCCCTCCAGACGAACATCCATGTTCACCGACATTAGGGGTACAAGGCTGATTACGTCACCAGCACCGTTACGCTCCACCAAGGCGTAAGCGTTTCCGTAATAACAAAGCTGCATCGTCATGGCGACACGGAAGTCAAAAGCTGTCATGAAGTCGTTGGGCCGATACTTCAGGAGTCGCGCAAGCGGGTTGTCTAACCCTACCTTCTCCCTGTTCTCGCCTTTAGTTTCGAAAACGTCCAAAGGCATACAGGCCGTAACGCTCGATATGAGACGCACGCAAGCGAACACCGTCGATATCTGGAGCGATCGCTCATCCGTTACGACCGAGTCACCAACCTCACCGGAGGCGGAAATAGGCCCTGTCTGAGATCCCTTGTTCGGCGTCGACAACCGACCGCCGACAAAGAAGCTCGCCATGCGCGCCCAGAATGGGCTTCGGGTGCGCAGGTCAATGCTGTAGTCGGTATCTGCCATTACATGCTCATCGGTCGATTGAGGAAGTCATCAAGGTTTTGCGTCAAAGCTCGTTGCTCTGCCGCGCCTACAGCCATAGCCATAGCCACCGCGCCGTCGATCCGGCCGGTTCGTTTTCGCTTCGAAAAGCACCTGTTTTCTTGGGCGTCGGCCTCCATTACGGCGGACGCAACGTTCCACGTCAGACAAGGATTATCGAGCACCTGAATATTTCCGGTGGCGATGAGGTCTTCAACCAGGTCAATGGAGTGAGTCATCCATAGATTGGATTCTCTTGCCGGTCGGAAGCCCTGGCCGTGAGCAACCAACTTCAATTCAATGCCTTGATCCTCAAGCTCAATTTCCAGATAGCTCATATGGAACGGATCGAAGGCCACCGCTTGAATGTCGTACTTCGCAGCCAGCTCGCCCAAACGCTTCGCAACAAAGGCATAGTTGATTGCTTTACCAGGCGGTGCGTGGATGTGTCCATCCTGAAGCCAGATGTCATAAGGCACACCGTCAATCGCAGCGCGATCAAGCAGCGTGTCCTTCGGCGTCCAGAACTCAGCGATAGACTTGCCCTGCTCAGGGAAGTACAGGTTTAACGCCGTCAGGTCGCGCTTTCCTGAGAGGTCGAGACCTCCATAGCAGACCTGCCCGACCAATTTTTCGGGATCAAACTTCGCGCAGCAAGACAGCCAGGTGTCGATGTCCACCCACGGGTTCGCAGCGTCCACCCACTGGCAGAAGTTCAGGCGGCGAACAGTACTCGCCTTCGCCGGCATGCCCTTCGCATCGGTGACCTGTTCACGCAGATACTTCGGCTGGAACGTGTGGCCCAACGATGGGTTGGCCTTTCCCCAGCACTTCTCGTCTTTGAACGGGTCATCACCCTTGTCCAAGGAGCATATGAAAGAGAAGAAACCATCGTTGAAGTGGCGGTGCCTCTTCGTCACACCTTTGGCGCCAGCTTCGCAGACATTCACTCCGAGCTGGTGATAGCTGTAGCAAACCGAATTACGGTCGTGGCCGCTGTTGGTGATCATCAGGATCAGCGCCTGGCGCCGGCCCTTGGTGCCCGCCCGCATGAACTCGACGGTCTTGTTGTTCTTGTGTTCGTGGACTTCGTCAATCAGAGCACAGTGCGGACGCGGGCCAGACTGGCCGTCGTCGGAACTGATCGGGCGGAAGAACGAGCCAGTCGCGAGGTAGGCGAGGTTCCAGACCTTTTCATCACGTCCCGACTTCTTGATTTTCTTCATCAGCGATGGCGACTGATCAACCATCGCCACCGCATCGCGGAACAGGATCATGGCCTGGTCGCGCTTCGTTGCAGCGGCATACACCTCGGCGCGCGGCTCATTGTCAGAGGTCAGGCAATACAGGCCGATGCCCGCCGCCAGCGGCGACTTGCCCGACCCTTTCCCTGACTCGATATAGCAAGTTCGGAACCGGCGAAAACCATCAGGCGCCATCCAACCAAAGATCGATCCGACGATGAAGGCCTGCCAAGGCAGAAGAACGAACGGCAGACCTTCGTGTTCGCCACCGTTGAGCTTGAGCACTGTTTTGAAATACCGGATCGCCCGGTTGGCTTTTTCAAGATTCCAGGTCAGGCCGCGCTTTGGGCCGTCTTCCAAATCGCGCAGATGTCGACCACACGCGTTTCGAATATCGGGACCGGCCAACACCTTGCCGGCATAAACTTCTTGAGCCCAAGCCGTTACCGGGTCAACCGCATAGGAAACCTTCTTGACCTCAATTGAAGAACTCGTCTTCCGGGTCTTTGTCTTGAGGTTCGCCAATGGCCTGCACCTTGGATCTGGCGGCGGGTGTCATGCCGAAATGGGTAAGGTAAGAGAGCAACCTGCGGTCGGCATCAGCCGCCATCGCGACTGCCGGGTGCGCTTTTATCAGCCCCGCATCAGTGGAGTAGGTATGGCCCTCCTCGGAAATAACTTTGGTCAAACGGCGAACCTCGGCGGCGACTTCGCAAAGCCGCTCGAGGGTTTGAAGATCGGCTTCGGTGAGCACGCCCATGGATGTGGCGAGTGGGCAGAATATTTTCCACACCGCCTGTCCATCGGCCGTCATCGTTGAGGGTGGCGACTGGTAAGATGCAACTGCGAGCTGAGGCTCCCGCTTGTTTTCCCTACTGGCACGCAACGTGCCGGTGACCTTTTTCTGGGTCGTAGGAGCGGGGGTTCTTCCCTTCAAAAAAACTCTCCAATTCTGGCTTTTTGTGTAAAGAGGGTCGAGGGCGGTACTGTCAGCGCAATTTCCGAACTTTTGACCCTCCCCCTAGGGGCTGTGACGTGCCACAACAGAGGCGCCGGGACACGTGAAAACCATTCTCATTTCCTCAAGTTCTGACGATTCCAGTGATGGTTCGGGTCAATTGGCAGTCCATTGACGTCGCAGCCGACCACAACGCCCGACTTCTCCTCCCTTTGCTTCGCGCTGTCATGACAGAGCTTGCAGAGGCTTTGCAGGTTTGTCGGGTCGAAGAACAGCGTCACGTCACCACGATGAGGCTTGATGTGGTCGGCGATGTTCGCGGCAACCACACGCCCCTGCGAGGTGCAGCGGCGGCATAGCGGCTCGTCCTGCAGTTGCTTCCACCTAAGTCGAAACCAGTCCTTGGTCTTGTAGAGGTGATGCCAAGGCGATGTGTTCGCCATCAGCCTTCAACCTTCCGAGCTGCTGCCCTATCGTAGTAACCGCGCACCTTCTCTACGCCAAGGAAGCCGACGGCACCACCGGCGAACGTGGCCATGCTTTGCGGTAAGCCCATCCATTCAAGGAGTGGCACCAACGACAACGTGACCAGGCCGCATAGCGCACCTTCCAGATACATCTGACGGCGAGTGCCGCCGCCGTACATCACTCGCAGCACAGCGATACCGACCGACAGGCCAGCAGCGTAGAGCTGGGGTTGATGAAGGAGCAGCCAGGCAATCATTGCGGCCCACAGACCGGGATCCTTCTCAGGCATGTTTGGCATCTCGATTCCTCCCTTTCGGGGAGTGCATTAGGTTCGGCTCCAGCGGCACTCCCGGCTCGGAGCGATGGGTGTGGTGGAGCCGAAAACGAAAAAGCCCCGGCAAATGCCGAGGCTCTGTGAATTTGGACTGCGGTTGCGCGGATTAAAAGCGCACGGGCGGCATGTTATTGTCGGTGCTCAAACCATGCAAAAGGATCACATGATGACAACACGGACACAACAAACAGCCGCATTCAAGGTGAAAACCGAATCTGGGAAGGTTTATGACATCGTTGAATTGACGAGCCAGACCTACCACGAGTTTTTGAACCCTGCTGATAACGGATGGGCTGACGGAATGAAGCAATACAAAGTGTCAATCGGGGGCAACGCGAACAAGAAAAACGACACCGATTACGAGATTGTTGCCACCGGCGAAATTGCTGTACGCATCTGATTTAACCGTTCCTCAGATACGACAAAGCCCAACTTAACAGTCGGGCTTTGCTCGCGGAAAAACCGCAAAGTAACTGAAATCTATAGATCGACCCCGGCCCTGTCAAGCGGCCTCGCGACGAAAATCCAAAGCCCCATCGATCCAAGCGATTCCAGCCTTCCAAAGTTGTCGCGTCTTCTCTTCGCCGAAGCCCATCTTCTTGCCGACGTCGATCAGCGCTTTGTCACGCGCGGTGTAGTACTTCATCAAGACCTGGCCGCATTCCGGGTACCGCTTCAGCAAGCGGCCCATCAGGCCATCAATCATCAGTGCATCGTCGTCGGTGATCATCGGCGTGCGCAGCGTGTTCTCGCGGGATGCACAGCACGAAACGCCGGAGCCCAGCACAACCCAGCGGCCCCAATGCTCGAGCAGATCCTCGGCGGTACGTTCGGTGAAACTCTTTGTTCTCGCCATGATCAGTCCCCTTTATAGGCCGAGCCACCAGGCCCGCGAGTATTGGTTTGCTGGTAAAGGTCAGCCATGGTCAATGGCTCATGCGGCAACGTTGCGATTTGACGCTCGTGGCGGATCAGAATGCCGAGCTGAACGATCAGGTCATCCACTGGTAGCGGCTCCAGCGTCTCGGCATGTACCAATCCGGAAGCGTGGCAACCGATGCAATCGAGGTGATGAAACACACCCTTGATCACCCCTTTCCCAGCGCAGGACGGGCAGTCAGTCAGAGGAATTTGGCGGCGCACTAAGGCGGGGCCATGCTGCTTTTTATCCATTTTTAAACCTCGCCTATGGTTGTTTCTTCAATGGCCTTGCAGGCCTTATGTTCTGTGGCTTGCAGCGGATTAGCGGAATCTTCAAATCTAACGCCGGTCAATCCGTGAATCGCTGCAAACCCTTTCTGATCTAGATGCGCGTGCCACTGTTCGAGGGCATCACGCTTGCGGCTCATCACGTCCGATTGGATGTACACCTTCACGTTGTGGCCCATCGCGTGGTTGATCAGCAGCTCACCGATCAGATGGTCAACGCCGAGATCTGCCCAGCCGGTACGGGCCACCTTGCGAAGGTCGTGACTCGTCCACTCGCCTTGCCCCAGCCGACGGAACACTGCGCAGCCTTGAGCCTCACCCAGTGCTTTGCCGTTTCGAGCCGGAAACAGGAATTGGCCGTCATAGCCTCGACCTTGCTGACCTTCCCGGTACCGAACCAGCAGCGTGCAGACCTGCTCTGTCAGGGGCAGGTGATGCTCGACACCGGTTTTGGTGTTCTCGGCCGGGATGAACCACTCACGCTCGGCCAGGCTGATGTGCGACCAACGCGCCATGCGGGTTTCGCCGATTCGCGTGCCGTGGCAGAGCATCATCAGCGCGAGCATCGAATCCAGCGGTGCACTGGCCATGACCTCGTCCAGTTGATCCAGGAGCCCTTCCAATTGAACGCCGCGCAGCCGGGACGGTTTGATGCCGACCTTCGCCTTGGAAAAGTCGTTGAACCTGATCGCCGCCATTGGGTTGGCCGTGATCAAGCCCAACTTGGTCGCCTGACGGAATGCCAGGGCCAGCAACTGGAACACGGAACGCACGTAGTCGATGGATATCGTTTCCTGCAGCGGCCACATCAGCAGGTTATCGAGTGCGGCCTTGTCCAGGCTGATCAGTGCCAGATCACCAAGGCGCGGCTTGAGATGGCACTTGATCATCGAGGCGCCGGTGTTCTTGCGCTTGGTCGAGAGGTTGCGGTCGCGCGACATGCGATCGGCGAACCAGTCGAGCAGCTCGCCCACGGTGTCCCACTTCGACAGACTCGCGCCTTCGCCAGCGGCCAGGCGCAGACGAATTGACGGCAGCGCCGCGACGACCTGCTTGTGGGATAGCTCGGGAAACGTGCCGATTGGGTTCCATTTGCGCTTCAGCACCAGGTACCACGAACCGCCGGTGCGGGCCTTGTTGAAGCGTAGGTACAGGCCTTTGTTTTCGAGGTCGCGAACGTCTTGCACGCTGCCGGCCGCCTGACGCTTGAGTTCGGCTTCGGTGATCTTCACCGCGGCAGTACTCATGGTTTCGCCTCTGTGCAGAAATCAAACGCCCAGCAACCGCTACCCCAAGTCCAAAATGCCCAAGGCCTTGCAAACGATATCCAGCGGCCGAGGACGTCGCGGAAACCGTGTCGACTGCCGCAATGCCCGCACACTCGGCGGTGGGAAAACGAGTTTTCAAACTTGGCGTCAAACGGGCAGTCATGAACCTTCAGGCAATCCACGCAGATCACGACATTTTGGAACGGGCCGGCCGAGGCCTTCAGTTCGTCCATTTGTCGCAGTAAACGATCAAAGTTCGGAGTTGTGAGACTTGCTGCATCCATGTTTCGTGGAAATCCAATCCGCTTCAGGGCTTCTGACTGAATGTGCTGATTGTCTACGAGCTTCATGCAGCCACCACTGTAGGTGCGAGTTGAAGGTAGGCGCGGATCTGCTCCATCGCGTCGAAGTGTCCACGGCAAACGATGGCGAGATAGCCCTGATCGTTCAGCTTGCGTAGGCGCTCTTGCTGGTTCGGCGATACCGCTGCATCGTTCGGCGGCGTCGCCTTGAATTCGATGTACAGGCCGAAGTACCCGCCGCGGGCCATGCTCAACACCAGATCAGGAATGCCGGCCTTCACGCCTTGAGCTTTGAGCTTGGCTGCGACCGCCTTGACCCGGTGTCCGCCGTTCGGGACGTGGTAGATCAGGTCAAACACCGCCGGGCAGCACAGCTCAAGCTCACGCATCAGCGCGGCCTGCTCGAGTCCTTCACGATCGACCGGCTTGGCCCGCCCGGTTCTCGGCTTGAACAGTTTCGGAATGATCGGCTTCATCTGCGATCACCCCGTGCTTTTCGCTGTGCGCGATGAACCAGACCGCAAATTTCTCGAAGCACCCAGCTGCCAATGAGCAACAGAACGATATAGGACATCGGGTCTATCATGCGGCCCCCTTCACGGTGAGTATTCCAGCCCGGATGAGGGCTTCATGGGTTTCGGCGATGGCGCGGGGCATGTCCTGCCAATCAATCTCGCCGGCGGCGCGGCCATCGATCACGTCGTGACAGGTTGCGCAGGCATACACCGCAACGGTGTCGAACCCCTTCATGCCCATGCCCTTCTGGCCGCACGGCAGATGCGCAAGAACGGTGGTTTCCGGGTTGTGATTGCAAATGCCCGGTATACGGACGGTGCACTCTTGGCCGTTGGCCGAGGCGCGGAGTTTCTTTGAGGTCATTCGCATGCAGGCTTACCCGTGATGACATCGACGACTTCGTAGGTACCTGGCCACATCCACGCGCCGTAGCGCTTCGCCATCGCCGAATCAGCGAACAACGCCAGCGCATGATCCGGAGGTGAACTCAAGTCGACCTTGAACGAGCAGCAAAACACCGCGAAACGGTAGGTATCGATCTCAGGGACAGCCAGACGCCGATCAGCCATGCGAACCTCCAAGCGCACTGCGCAGTTTTGCCAAGGCATCCTTTCCGACTTCAGGTGTTACCTTCGCCGCGGCACGAGCTGGTAATGCCTTCGGCATAGCTTGCAGCGGGAGCCCTGACAGTAAGCGGCGAATGGTGATCGTGTAGTTGCGCTCAAACAGCTTCAGGCTTAGCGCGGTGTCGAGCTTGTTAAGGCTCTCAAAACCGCACTCTTTGGCCGTATGCCATACCGCGTCATGCGACCACTGACCCTGCCCAGCCATACTCGGGTGAGCGTTGCGGCAGGCTTCCCGGTGCGCGGTCGCGAGCGGCGGAAGGCCAAGCATTTCGGGAGTTGGTTTGCACCATTCGATAAACTGTCCCGGGCTTGGGATGAAGTCGCCGGACTGCTTTCGCACCTGTGCCATCCCGAAATCGATCTGGCCCTGAGTACTGATTCCTTCCTCGAGGAATGCCTGGTACCACTGCCGCTTCGACGCCTGATAGGTTTCCTTGTCTGGCCACGCTTGGCGCCACGCCGAACGGATGGATCGAAGCTCCCCGAACAGGTTGTTGATGGCCGACACCAAAGTGCTACTGGCGTCGCTGACCACAGGTGAAGCATCCTCGGCGGCGATGAATTCGCCTGACTGAGCTTTTTCCCACAAACCGTTGGCAACCACAGAAACGGCCTTCATGGTTTCACCCCGCTCTGCCATCCAGTGTCGTTGTCGTCGAAATCGGTAACGGAGGCATTCTTCGGCTTGAATTGAGCGACGTTGGTCGCCGCTGAGCGGGCCTTGTCGTTGCGCACCCACTTGACCAGCATCTGCACCCATTCGGCCTGAGTGTTAACCTGCCCGCGGGGTTCGTAGTGCGCAGTGAACGCGCGGCGCACTTCATCGGTGAACATGGTGAGTTCCACGCCAGAATGGGTGGCATAGGTCTTCAGCAACTTGGCGTCAGGTTGCCAGTCGAGGGTCATTTCGCTTGGCATGCGAGGGTCGACTGGCTCATGCGCAGAGAGAGGTTCTTTATTCTTCTCTTTCTCTTCTTTAGGTAACGCCCCGCTAACGTTCGCAGCGTTAGTTTTACCGTTACTGGCTTTGTGATTGGCCACCCGCTTTGCGGTGAGAAGCCTGTTTTTAGCGGTCTTGCCGTTATGGCGCTCGAAGTGAGGAAGACTGATTACCCCGCCCTCCTCAATCATCCATGCGACAGACTTCATGTATTCACAGAAACCGGTAACGCCAACCAAGCGGTCGAGTAACTTTTTGCTAACGCTCGGAGCGTTACCATTCTCTGTTTGTTGATCGAACCAACCCCATACACGCATCAATTTGCCGACAACCGCATCCGGGTCGATATCCGCCAAGTCAGCGATCTGGCAGACCTCAGGTTTGTCCAGGGTGGTGAGTTCAAACTTGATCCAATCGCCGGCCATTACACGCGCCCCTTCAACTGATACTGCGCCCACAGCCCGGCAACCCACTCGACGCCCTTTGGCGTAAACCGAGCCTGACTGAAAGCATGACCGTTTGATTCGCTGGTTCCGGTTTTCACTTCGAAACGCCCGGCAGCCTGATGATGCTGATAAGGACTCAAAACGCCCCCGAGGTAGTACATCACCCGAGAATCGAGAAGCATTTGGCGGAATTGACGCTCGCTGGCATTCAGGAGCTTTGCGACTTGGCGAAAGCCCATCGAGCCTGACGCCTGAACGTAGTGATCGACGAATGCAGCCTTAGGGGCGGCAATAGCAAGCGCGTGCTGGGCTGCCTGCTGGAGCTCGAACTGTTCAGCCCAGGCTCGAGCAGCCGCGGCAGGATTTGAAAAATCGGGTAGCGAAGCGAGGACGCGAGGCCCTTCGAGTTCCTTGAGCTTTTGCAAAACTGAGCGACGAACTGCTTTCGACTCTCGCATGCCCACGAGCATGCATTGATCGAGGGTCAGGTCATAACTGGCCATGTCGACCCGGCTCTGGGGGTGTGCAACAAATTTGCACTCCCCCAATTCTTCGCCGAGTTCGTCTTGAACTCGGATGATGAATTGGTCATTCCTGACTTTTGGCTCGCCAGCGTGAGCGCGGGCTTCGTTCACCATGTCGCGCAGATCGATGCTGGAAACAGTACGCGACACAGTTTCGGAACCATGAAAACATGTCGCGACATTTTCGGGTGTATTGCTGGGGTTGGGTGAACTGTGCATAATCAGCTCCAGAACGTTTTACCGCTGTTGAAAAAACCGACCTCGTACGTCGGTTTTTTTGTGTCTTCAATTCAGGCAGCCTTCAGCGACTCTCTGAGAACCTGGAGCGCATCAATCGCCTCAAGAATTGCTTTCTCTCCTTGGGCTTTCTCGTGCTGACTGATGTAGTTGTCTGCCGTGGCGTCGAATATCAACCGACCAACGTCGCCACACTCGGCAGTGAGATGCCCCAGCGCGATCATTAGTGGTTTTGCAGAAGGTCTTTCTCGAGCGACCAGATCGAATCCGAAGCAGTTAGCCCAGGCTTGTAGAGGTCGAACATCGGCTGTGAACTTCATGATCCGGTGCAATTCCTGGACATTCATCTTGTGGCTGTCGTAGTCAGGATTTGCCTTCTGCAGCAGCAGGGTTCGCGAGGTAAAGCTGGCGCCTTCAGTGATCGCGGCTGAGCCGTGCTCTTCAACCACTTCGTAGATAGCTCTCATCAATTCCTGCATGTAACACCTCTGCGTTTATTACGTGGCCTTGAGCCGCTTGGCGGATCAGAATGTCTCTACTAGCTGACGGCTATGCCGCGGAACAGTAGAGGTCAGGGCGCAATTCTTGCCGAAGTACGCCTGTTGCTTTTTCGATCATCACTGCGCGGCAAGCTGGGACGCCTCTGACCTTCCAGTGGGAGATAGTCATAGGGGTCACGCCAAGTAGGTTCGCCAGTGCTTTTGCTGAGCCGGCGGCAAGAATTGCGCGTTCGAGAGCTGTGATATTCATAAACAAACCGCCGATGGCGAGTAAACATTCGTCAACGATACGTTTATTTAATAAACACCGCAAGCCGAGTAAACTTTCTGTTTATGGAAAACACACATTCAGGCGATCGCCTCAGACAACTGGCCAACGAGCGAGGCGTACGGCCTAAGCAGTTGGCTGAAACGCTTGGCATCAGTGCTCAGGTATTGAACAACTGGTTCAATCGCGGCATACCTGCGCCAGCGCTATCGATGGTCACGGCTCTTTTTTGGGTTGAGCGCAACTGGCTTCAATATGGAGTCGGAGAGGTGGACGCGCCCGGCTCTCCTTGGAAGAAGGGAAAAAGCGTAGAGGGTGACTTTCATCCAGACGTTGTGGAGCTGAGCGTTTGGGACGATGAAACACCTCTTGATGAAGATGAGGTCTATGTGCCGTTCCTTAAGGAAGTGGAGCTTTCAGCGGGACAAGGAATGACAGCAGTCGAGCCTTCTCACCGGAAAAAAATACGTTTTGGTAAGGTGACTCTGAGACGGCAGAACGTTCAGCCCGACGAAGCGGTTTGCGTGTCGGTTTCGGGAAATAGCATGGAGCCCGTACTGCCAGACGGGTCAACGGTAGGCATCAATACCGGCGCTACTGCGGTTGTCGACGGAAAGATGTACGCCATTAACCATGGTGGACAGTTGCGAGTGAAGACTCTCTACCGATTACCAGGCGGCGGGATTAGGATGAAAAGCTTTAATCGCGAGGATCATCCCGACGAGGAATACACTGCGGATCAGATGGCCGCTAACGATATTCGCATTCTCGGAAAGGTGTTTTGGTCATCAGCGCTTTGGTGATTTGAACCAAAAAAAAGAACCGGCTCAGGCCGGTTTTTTTTCGTCTGTAGAAAATCAATAAACAAAAATAAACAAGATTTGTTGACTGTCTTGTAAACACGTTGTTTACTATGGGCGAGCCAAATAAACAGGCCACGCTCTTTAACATTCAGAAATCTTCGCGGATCGATCCCCGGCAACGGGCACAGCGCGAAACACAAACTTCGATCCCCATGCCAGCTCTGGAACTGGCCGGGCTCCCTCATGAGAGCACGCAAAGTTGCACAGCCACCCGATGTGACGCCAGTCGCGGCAGCGGGCAGAGAGAGGACTCCGGCGTCGATGTGCAGCGAGAAACGGAAAGCATCACTGAGCAGCCTTCTCGCGAGGGCTGCTTGGGATGACAACCGACAGGTAATCAACCATGAAACACGAAGCAGCAATTGCTCAGCTCGAAATCCACGCATCTAACTGCGAGAACAACGCAGCGATTCAAGAGCGTGAAGGTCAGTTCGAAGACGCGGCGAATAGCCGTGGCAACGCCGCCGATTACCGACAGGCAATCGAAGCGCTCCAAGCGGAATAAGCACCACTTCTGCCCATTCAATGAGTGGGCAGCGGGATGCCTGAGTCGATTAGTTGTCCTCGTTTTCCTGCACCACGCGGCGCTCTTCTGCGAGATCACTTTTGGCTTGATTGAGCAGATCGATCAGATCATCCACTTCGCCTTCATCAAAAATCAGGATCAACTCTTCTCGGATCCCCTGATCCTGCTTGATGCAAATGTTTCCAGCATCCGAAATGTAAACCTCTGCGCCGAAACGCGGCTCGATCTTCCCAACCATGGAATGCACCTATGCAATTTACCTACGAAGTGAAGGGTGGAATGTACATCTACAAAGGGCCGCGAGGCCATGGCGGAATCGCCTATTCGCTTCAGCAGATCAATGATCGCCTCACCAAAGCATATGGCGCCGGCGGCTACGAGCTGACGCAAATCTGACAACCAGCGCCACGACAGCCTGTCGTTAACTGCTCAAGCACCTGGTACTCCCCAGCATCAGGCCGCATCGGAGTGTGATCGGATGAGCTGCCAGCAAACAGCGGGGTGGCCACCTCGACGCCCGGTATAGGGGTCGATTGCCCAGCCTTCACGATCACACTCCGATGCGGACGCCAACCCAGCAGACGCTGGACACCTGCAATCAACCGGAGAGTCACATGCTTCTGATCATCCTGATCGGCGCAGCGCTGGATCATGTGCGGCCAGAACCCCCATGCTCTATCGCGCTGCCAACCGATCCGCAACGTGCACACCGTGAGCGATGGCGATGTACCGCCGGGGTCGTCGCGTTCTGGTGCTGATCGATCCCGCCAAAAACCGCAACTCACTGCATCGAAAAACAGAAAGGCCTTCCTGTCCAGTTGGGCCTTTTTTATTGCCCGCATTTATCCGTCAGCACTCTCCCCTGCGCCCAACGGCAACCTGCAGGCGGCGACGAGTGCTGACGAATAAACGCAACCCATCGAGGAATCGCCATGCATCCATCAATTCAACAGCGAGTCGACGGGGTTGCGGCCCTGCACGCTCGCTCAACGATCGCCACCGCCGCGTTCTACGCCTTGATCGGCAAGGAGCCACCCGTGCAAAAGATTCGCTACCAGGTTGTTGCCAAGGGCGAGCGCGCTTACCACATCGTGGAGCTGTCCACCGACAAGGTGCGCGGCTTCCGCTTCAGCTACAAGGAGGCGGTCAACTTCGCCCAGTCGCTTGAAGCGCGCGCCGATGGCATCAAGACGTCGCTCTCGGGTCAGCAGTCATGATCGGTGTGCCAATGGCAGATCCGCGCGACTCGATCAGCGCCGATCTGAACCGCAAGCTGGATCAGTTCTTCAGCTCCGGCAAAACCGCACAGCAGATCCCGTCCGGTGTCAGTGCCGAAGTGCCAATGTTCGGTGCCACCCCGCACAGCAAGAAGCTGCGTGCACTGCGTGACAAAGACGCGCCGAAGGTCAAGGCGCTGGCTAAAGCTGGCAAGACAGCATCCGCCACCGCGGCCGCGCTCGACATGCGCATCAGCCGCGTGAAGCTGATCGCTCAAGAGAACGGCATCACGTTCGCCGACAAATGAAGCGCATCAACAGCAAGGTGCAGCAGCGCCGCAAACAGACCTGGCTGGACTTGCCGGCCAGCGGAATTGAAGAGGTAGGCCATGGTCGAGGAAAAGGAACTGACGGCGGAAGCCAAGAAGCAGCGCAAGAAGCGCGAGAAGGCAGCAGCGAAGGACGCTGCATTGGGCGTCGAGAAGTTTACGGTTGAGGTGGCCGGGGTGTTCAAGCCTGACCTCAAGCGGGTCATGGCAGCGCACGGCATCAACAACCAGCAGGAGGTTTACCAACTGTTGCTGATGAACCTGATCGCCGCTGACTTCGAAACTCAAGCGAAGATGCTGCGCTGTGTCACGACTCCTTTTGTTGTTACCGAAAAGGTGTCGCGACTTATTGAGGTGGCCGGAATGAAGTCGCTCGCTGAGGATCCACCGGAGCCTGAAGACGAAATTGATGTTCCAGAGTAACTCATGCTTGCGCTAGGCACAGCGCCAAGGAGAGGGCTCATTCATGAGCTAAGTTTTATTTCCTGTACAAATTTAACCTCAATAGTTGCCCCCAACTCCGTCATCGACTTCAAGCGTTCCATTAGCTCAGCGCGCGATTGTTCTACACGCTCTTCAGCGCTGGCTTGGTGGGCCTTCAAATCGATACCGCCCAGTCCAGTTTCTTCATTCGCAAACAGCCGCACATAGTCACGGTTCATATCCAACGAAGTATGCAGACTTTCTACCTCAAAGCATCCTTCATAGAATTCAAGAAGCTGCTTCGAAAGCGCGTCACTCACATAAATAGCCGATGACCTAAAAATCATTCCGTACGGAGCCAGATCTTGCTGTTTCAGCAGCAAGCCCCTCCCGCTAAGCAGTCTACGAACTTCAAAGAAAGCTCTGTGCAGCTCTTTCTGATACTGGTGAATCGAAATGTTATTTGCTCGCTTCGCCTGGGAGACCGATCTCCAGGAGAAAAATGCAGCAACGGCCGAAACAACAAATGCAGAACCAGCGATGACGTTCGCCCAAGTTGCAGAATCCAATTTCGTCTCCTTGATCCGGCTCCATGCCGGGCCGAACACAAATACCCCACTTCTACGAATCACGCCAGCCGGCGAGGCAGGCGTATGCCCCGAGGAAATCTTCATGCCTGTACTCCACAGCGTAATTCACAAGATCGACAAAAAGCCTGACGGCACCCCGGCTGTTTTATTCCTCGGCAGTTCCGAGCAGGTCGAAAGCCAAGCCCGTGACGATCTGATGAATCAGTTCAACGAAAACTACAACGCCATCAGCGGTAAGGGCTGGGGATTCTTTCACGCCGAATCTGGCGCGTTCCCTCTCAGCGGCTGGCTCGCCAAGTACTTAGCTGGCGGCTCTGACTTCCTCGATTTCAGCATCATCGCCGTCGAGCACCTGACCCGATTGATGGAGGAATCGAACTTGACTACGGGCGGGCACGCCCTCTTTTGTCACTACCGACAAGGTCTCACCGACTATCTGATCATTGCCTTGGTGCAAGAAACGGAAGCGGTGACCATGACCGAAGAACTCAGCCTGATGACGGTCAAGCGCTTGGATCTGGATCACATCCGCCTGGCTTCGCGCATCAACATCAGCGAGTGGCAGAGCAATCCGCAATCAAAGCAGTACATCTCATTCATCAAGGGCAAACAGGGGCGCAAGCTGAACGACTACTTTCGTGATTTCATCGGATGTCAGGAAGGGATCGACGGGCCCGGCGAAACTCGGACGCTGCTCAAGGCCTTCAGCGACTTCGTTGAGAGTGAGGATCTGGGCGAAGAATCTGCACGCGAGAAGACCCAAACCCTCGTCAGTTACTCGATGGCCCAAGCCAAGCTGGGCGAGCCGATCACCATCGACGAACTGTCGGAGCTTATTAACGAAGATCAGCCAAAAGCCTTCGCCGACTTTATCAAGGCCGCTGACTACGGACTTTCAGACACCCTGCCGCCGGACAAGAAGACCCTCAACAAATTTCGGCGGTTCACTGGCCGCGCCGAGGGGTTGTCGATCAGCTTCGAACAGCACCTGCTCGGGTCGAAGATCGAGTTCGACGAAGCCGGCGGCACGCTGACTCTGCGTGGCCTGCCAACCCAACTTACAGAACAGCTCAAGCGAGCAACTGCCTGATCGTTACTGGTTAGCCGGATCCTCTTTGTCGGTTTTGAGTTTCACGGAGGCAATCGATATTTCCCCTGCCGACCAACATACCCAGTGTTCTGCACCGCACCTGGTGCAGATCGCCTCATCTTGGGGGTTGGCAAAGTTGTGACTTATCTCGAGTATTTTTCTGCAGCGTCCGCAAAGCAACATCTCAACCCCTCCTGAATTAGAAACGGTAATTGTAGCCGATCCCCACCTACCACCGCCCGGGCATGCCCCGGCATAGGACGCCCCATGCCCACAGAAAACCGTATCGATTGCCCAGCCCTGCACAAGCGCAGCAACAACTATCCGTTTGGCGATCGCGTGCCCTGCACAGTGCGAATGGTGAAGACGGTCACTGCCGACCCTATGCCCGGGATCGGCCTTGCCTACATCAAAGGCTCCGTGCCGGTGGCGAATCAAAACGACATCTATCAGGCGTGGACAAACAGCCATGGCGCGGTCGCAGCGGTCATGCCTGATGGGCGTCACCTTGGGCTGCGCCCGGGAGAGTTCGAGGTTTACACCTGGCACGACCTTGCGCCGGCGCCAGCTGCGTCTGGAGTGACGCTCGCCGCCGACCGCGCCAAACGCCTGTACTTGGCCGGGCCGATGACCGGCATCGAGGATTACAACTACCCCGCCTTCAATGCCATGGCTGAAAGACTTCGCGCCGCTGGCTACGACGTTGAGAACCCGGCCGACCACGGCACCGTCGACGGGGCGGACTGGGCCGACTACATGGCCTACGACCTGACCCGCCTTGGCCTGTGCGGTCAAGTGGCAGTGCTGCCCGGCTGGGAGAACTCGAAAGGCGCCCGGCTCGAAGTGCACATCGCTCGAGAGTTGGGCATGCCGGTGGTGAATGCCCGAGATCTGGTATCGATGGAGGTTGCATGATGAGCGACATACTCAAAACACCAGCGGCGAAGTGGCGGCAGGAAGGCGAAGCTGATCCGCACGGCGACCAGTACAACTGCCAGCGGGCGGCGCTGACCCTCGGTGAGCTGACGGACGACGAGTTGGCCAACGGGGTGTTCCTGCATGGCAACGAGCCGCTGAATGTAAACGCGCTGCTTCGCAAGACACCCGGCTATCACTCGGCGGTTGTCTGGCTCACCGCTGGCAAAGATCGGATCCGCTGGCTGTCCCGGGCGCTCGAGGATTCGAAGGCTCGCGAACAAGCCCTGCAGCAGCGCCTGAACGCAGCGGATCAGCGGATTGATGAGCTGGAGCGAGACAAGCACCGGCTGGATACGCTGGAATCGAATTGCTGGGACATCCGCTTCGACAGCAGCCCAAACGGCGACGCCGGCGACAGCAGCCTCAACATCGAGGTCGTCGGCCACTGGATGGATAAGCCGTTCGAGCGCGTCATCGGCGAGAACTACAGCGAGAACCTTCGCGCCGCCATTGACCAGGCGATGGCAGCTCCGGCCTATCCGCCGGCGCGCCCTGAATATCCTGAGCCAGAATCTGTAAAGGATGATGACTGGCATATGAACCCGTGCAAGCAAGGTCACCGCGATGTCGGTGCGTCCGGTGGTGTGGCGGCGTGCAACCAGTGCGACGAGAAGATAGAAGCCGCAACCACGCAGGAGGCTTTCGAGCGCTGGAACGCCACACACCCAGCCATCGAATCAGTCGAAGCCAGATAGGAGTACATCTGTACTCCAGCCGCAAATCTACTCCCTCCCCCTTCAAAGTCAGCCGCTATAGCGGCAAGGACGAAGTCATGCCTGAAGAAAAATTGATTGGCCCCGTCGAAGTTGTGCGCGATGAAGACGGGTACTGGTATCACCCGAACATTCCGGATTTCGACGAAGACGCCGAAGCATGCAAGGCGTGGCTCGACGCCCAAGGTCTGAAGGTAATCGGCTGGCACATGGATTCAGACTTGGAATCCCATCCCTACTGGGAAAACGATTCGGCTCACTGCCTTGGCTGGGAGCCAGAGACGCCTTCAGGCGATGGCTGGTTCCTGCTCGGCATCTTCGATACGGACGACGGCCCCTATGTGCAGTGGGCTCGCCGCGAGGTGACGCCATGATCATAGATGACGTGATGACGGACAAAATCACCCTGCACGGCCTCGGGTTCGTGCAGGTCCAACTGCAGGGCAATCAGCGCCTGCACGTTTGGCACCCTGAGCTACCCCGCCGGGCGTGCTTTGAGCATTCGGCGATCCACGACCACCGCTTCAACTTCACCTCCCGCGTGATCGTCGGAACGCAATTCAACCACGAGTTCGAACTCGTCTGCCACGATGCTGGGGAATTCATGCTCTACCTGCATGAGGGAGCACGGACACCTGGCGGCGGCAGACCATGGACACCAGACGGTCGCGCAGATCTAGTGCATGTCGGGACGCTCGGAATACCGGCCGGCAACGATTACAACACTCAGGCATATGCGTACCACCGCACCACACCCGGCGGTGACGGCCGCGTAGCGACGATCATGGCCAAGCGAGGTGAGTACCCGGCGGGCGCTCATTCCACTTGCCGAGTCGGCATTCAGCCAGACACGGACTTCGACCGATTCCAGTGGTCACCAGCGCAGCTCTGGGAAATTGTGGCGGATGTGTTGCTCGGCCAGAAGGTGACGCCATGATCTTCGCCCCGCTCTACATGGCCTACCTCATCTACAAGGGGCCGTGGCGATGAACATGACCGAAGTAAACACGCAGGAACTGTCGGGCGCGGCGCTGGATTGGGCAACAGGAACGGCGGTGGGTGCATTTGACGGCGAATTCAAGTTCAGGCCGTTCCATCCATCCACCGACTGGAGCCAGTGCGGCCCGCTGATCGCCAAAATCAAAATTGGCTTCGGTCCAGTCCGTGGTGGCTGGGTGGCGCACCCACATCGCCCGAATGCGCCTACCGAATGGCTCACCGCTGAAGAGCCACTGGTTGCGATCTGCCGCGCCATCGTCGCAGACAAACTCGGCATGGCAGTGAGCGTCCCCGCCGAACTCATCCAGCAGTAACCCCTCCCCCAACTCAACAGCCTGCCGGTGTACGGCGGGCGAGGATCGATCGTGTCCGACCAAAACATGGAGTACCAGCTCGATGCCGCCGATGTGGAAGCCCTGAAAGGTATGGTTGTTGTCCCGCTCGGCTTCCGCCGCGCTGCAATCGAGCTCTACATGAACAAGCACGGGCTGGACGCCACCCTCAATCTTTTCGAGCAGTCGCTAGGAATGGCCAACTCAGTCGCCCAAAACTGCCGTGAGATGTCCGAGATGCTCATGGTCGAGCATTGCGACATGCATCCGTACGCCGCTGAAAACATCAATCTCCCGACGATGCTTGGCGCGTGCATGGGGGCTGCCCTCAACCGCAAGTGCCAGCCAGAACCCCGCGGCATGTGCCATGGGTGCGCCTACCGACTCGGATCAATCGCCAACCAGTGCGAGCCCACCACTATTGATGCAGACCAGATGATCTACGACAGCAAAGGCTTCATGTGCCACGCCGACCTCAACGAGCACGGGCAGCCCACCAAGGTTTGCGCCGGGCACGCAAAAGCGTCCACCACCCAATAACCAACTTCTGCCGCCACGCGCGGCATGGAGCATCACAATGAGAAAGGAACTGATCAAGATCAGTGAGTTTCAGCGCCGGCGCTGGGGCGAGAACGGCACGCCGCCCTGCTCCCAAGCGATCCGCAACTACATCCGAAACGGCCAGGTGCCCGGCGAGCAGATCGGGAAACTCTGGTACGTTGATTGGACTGCGTTCAGTCGATCGGACGGCAACGATCTGGTCGCGATGGTATTGAAAGGAGCTGCATGATGGTCCCACGGCCGCGCAACAAGGCGAACAAGAGCCTCCCGCAGAACCTGTATTTCGATTCGCGGCGCTCGACCTATCGCTACCGCCGGCCTACCGACGGTAAGTGGTTCCAATTCGGCGCCGACCGAATCAAAGCGATCGATGCTGCGAAGCAGTTGAATTTGGAATTTATGCGAGGCGCCGACCTGATCGGCGCGGTGATGGGCAGCACATCCGAATCGTTCGCCGGTTTCATGGATACCTACGAGCGCGACGTGCTGCCACCACGGGAGCTGGCGAAAGGAACATTGGGCCTGTACGCCGTGCACTTCCGCCGCTTCCGAAAACAATTCGAAGGCAAAGCGATCGACCAGATCACGATCCGCATGATCGCGGAGATGCTGGACGCCCTCACGCCTCGCACTGCAAACCAGTGCCGCGCACTGCTAATCGACATCTTCAACCACGCAGCGGCCAAGGGCCTGTGCCCGGACAACCCGGCGGGCAGCACCATCAACCGAATTGAAAAGAAGCAACGCAAGCGGCACACGGTCGAAGGCCTGAAAGCCATCCGGGAAAAGTCGCCGTTCTGGCTGCAGAACGCAATTGACCTCGCACTGATCACTGCGCAGCGCCGGACGGACATCTTGAATATGAGGTTCGATGGTGTTCGGGAAGGTTTTTTATATGTGGTGCAGCAGAAGACGGCGAAAGCCAGCGACGCGGCGTGGATCCGGTTCAAAGTGACCGAAGAACTCCAGGCGGTGATCAGCCGGTGTCGGGATGACATCGTTTCGCCCTACCTGATTCACCGTCGGCCAGACCGAAAAAAGCAGAAGCAGGCGCAGACGAAAGACCACTGGACTCAGGTCGAAGAACGATATTTGACGCGAGCCTTCAAAGAGGCCCGGGAAGCGGCGGGATGCTATAAGGGATGGAAAGAGGAGGAAATGCCGGGCTTCCACGAAGTGCGAGCACTGTCGCTGCACCTGTATCAGAAAGTCGGAAAGGATGGTCAGAAGATCGCCGGCCACGCCAGCGAAACCATGACCAAAAACTACCAGAGGGATCACGCGGAAATCGTCTGGTCGGAGGCAATTCCAGACCTGAATATCAGCGAAATTACCGGGTAGTTTTGCGCAAGTTTTGCGCGAGTTTTGCGCAGGCACAAAAAAGCCGATCTAGATGATCGGCTTAAGTGTCTGATTTTACTCAGGAATGATGGTCG